TTACGGTCTTGCACATAGGCAACAGCGAACCCTTGTTGCCAATTAGCATAACCCCTCGTATACGCCATACCGCTTGAAGCAAGGTCAACTAAATTGCCGACCTCTAATCCCCATACAGTACGCCCTAATTGCCCTCTAGACGCCTCTGTATAGGCTGATAACCCTAGTCGGTGAGTGTGTCCACACACTACGCTCTTTCCTAGCCTTCTTGCCCCATTTAAAGCCGTTTGTGAAGGTACTTGGCTGAGAGGGAAGGCGTCACCGTGAACTGCTGTCCAACCATGCGCCCAGTCAAGTCCGTATGGGTGAAACTTAATTTTGAGTTTGTCGTATCCCATAAAACGTTCATATTGCAATTCCGGCAGATTAAGCAAGCTTGGCAATCGTTTCTTGATTGATCTATAAAGTCTGATTCCATGGTTACTTCCTAGTACGTCGGTAACACCAAGGTATTGCAAAACCTCTTGAGTAAACTTTCTATCATCATCTAAGTTTCCAACCATTTCGTCAATTGTTCCAGCGTTGAATCCGCCAAGCTGAGGAAGGTCAATCTCATCACCTATTTGTATTGTTTGGTGAGGCTTCCATTTAGCTAGAAACTTCCCCACTACTTTCACGCTTTTTTCATCTATAAATGGGGCTTGAAGGTCTGAAATAAAGGCAATTCTTTTAACGCTAATTTTAGTCCTCGTCGTCGTAGGGGTCATGGTCAGGGTTAACGGGGTTAAAATCAGGTGACTCAGGGATTAACCACTCAGGATAGGAGTTCCTGTCATTGATTATTCCAAGAGCTTGATCTATGGGAAACCCTGCTCGCCTAAGCGACAAATAATATTCACGCACACTAATTGCGTAGCAGTCAAGTCTTGACATGATCTTGTCATGTTGGTACTTGCCAACTCGCCTAGTAACTTTGCGCTTTTTCTTTTGTGCCATGATTAAGTTTACTTCCTTGTTATGACAATAAAGAGTTCATCTATCCGATCAGAAAGGTGTGTTGTTTCTTTTTGTAGAGCTGTAAGTTGATCTTTCATTGAGCTGCCCCCGTTGGGACGAAGTTCATTTAACCAACCCTTTACCAGCCAGCGTAACCCAGCCAGCACTCCTATTAATGTTGTGGTAATTCCAGCAGCAAAGCCAGCCCACTCAAGGGCTGTCATTACTTTTTACTGCCTAAGCCGTATAGCTTTTCTGTTGGGTCAATTGCCTTAATAACAGGGGCAAGAACGCTACCTAAAAGAACTGCATACTCAGGTCGCATGTCTGCGGCAATAGCCAAAATGACAGTAATGCCACTTGCTATTACAGCTCTTGCGTAAGATTTAATTGCTGCTATGTGCTTATCTGACAGTTTCATTAGTTACCCCCTAGTAGTGGTATGTTAAAGAACTCCGAGTTGTTGTCTTGATCTTTTTTAAAACTAATATGTATGTGGTGATTATGGGGCGAAAATCCACGGTATTTTCTCCAACGCCACCCAAGTACCGGCGAAGCAATGCGCCCCAAGTGAATTACATAAGATATACGTCCGTGAGTTTTCCCGTACTGTCTAAGCTGATCTGCCAAATATGCTGAATCCCCTCGGTTGTCAGAAAGGCGAGCGTCAACATCAATTGCGCGGACGCACGACGTTTTCGGGTCAGGGATATGGTTGGACGGCTTTCCACTAGACATGTGCCGTAAATCAGCAATCCACCCATCACTTGAACGAACCCGCGACTCAAAAGAATCATCTATTTGTTCACGCAATTGAACCGCAGCTTTTGATAACCAAGGCTTCATTATGAAATAAGTAGTGTGGCTTCCTCGGCAGTAATGCCAAGTCTGTCTAATAGTGCAGCTTTAGCAGTTGCCTTAGCAGCAGCAATTACTTCCTGCGCCTTGCGTTCTATTTCGGCAGCCTTTTGTGCTGTTTCCATATCTTTAATTTCATCGGCAGTTAATTCAACCTCGGTGGTTTCACCTGTTGAACAATCTACGATTACTTTAGTTGGCATTTCTTCTCCTTTGTTAAGCGTTGGATATTCCATATAAATAAAAACTTGATCCTGAAACAAAATTACTTGATCTTGGATAAAATAAAATACTTGTTATGGCGGCAGTATTTGACCACAATCCACCCACACCAGCAGTTGCTTCAACAATACCAGTGTTGTTTTCGTTCATGTTATCAATGCTGAATTGTTTGTTTATACTTGCAGCATAAGATGGTATATATATTTCTAAATTGGCAAAGGTATTAGACGTGCTACTTGCTGCCGCAATCTTGCCAGTCCAGCCATAAGTCTGAGAACCATATTGTTGAGTGGCTGCGCCGTTAGTGCCTAAACCTAAAATATTAGTAAAAGAATAATTAGTGGCAGTATCAGCATTAAAAACTATTTCAGTTTCTTTAACAGTAGCCGCTGCATCAGAACGCACACTTGCCTTCAACACTAAATCCGTATAGGTAGCAGGTATTGCGGAGAAGGTGACAGATGCCGCACTTGATGATAAAACATTTGAACTGATTAAAGTATAGGTTGCCATTTTACGCCTTTAGTATTCCATAGATGGTTGCCACTGTTCCTACCCCATAGGTGCTTGAAGTTGAACTTAACAAAATGGTATTTATAGCAGAAGTTGAACGCCATAATTGAACTGTGCGAGATACCTCACCAGCGGCATTTTTGTCTCCACTGTAAGTATGAAGCATTGTTTTATATGTAGCACCTGCATAGGAAAATATGTCTATTGTATGCAATTTTCCTGTTGTGCTAGTTGCACCTGCAACATAACCACCTAAAAGCCAATAAGTATTATCATAAGCATTGTATGTTTCTAAAGAAGCACCATCTGTGGTTAATCTAGTGTGTGAATAATTAGTGCCTGTATCTGAATTACATCTAATAAACATTCCACCGCCAGCATAAGATGCGGGTGTAAATACTATTCGCAAATCCGTGTAGGTAGATGGAATGGAAGAAAAAGTAATTGAAGTATTAGCAGTGGCTAAAGTAGTTGATGCAATTTTCTCGTATGTGGTTGCCATATTATCCTTTTATTCCATAAAGCGCGAAGGTTGAACCTGCCTCATAAGTGCCTGAGTTAGCGTTAAGACTTATACCTGTTATTGCGGCAGTGCTTCTCCAAAGTCCCGAAGTTAAATAAACCTCACCTGCGCCATTAGTATCGTAGCCGTTAAATGATCTGATCGTTTTGTAGGTTGCGGTGTTGGCATAATCAATTAGATTTATTATCAACACACCAAATGTAGATGCTGCGCTTGGTGATGATCCAATGAATACAATTTGAGAAGGGGTGATGCTGCCATAAGCCGAAACAGTTGATCCGTTGGCTGATAATTGATGGCGTGCATAATTAGTGCCGCTATCAGTATTAACTTGCATAGCCAAGTAATTCTGCGCACTTAATCTTGATATACCTCTAATTTGTAAATGTTTGTAAGTGGCAGGAATAGAAGTAAAATTAAGTTGCGTTTCTCCACCTGTTGCCGTTACAGTAGCAATAGATTCGTATGAACTGGTAGAAACCGCTACCCCGCTAGACAAACTACCTAATACTGTATTAAGCAATTCCGCCTACCACATACCAAGTATTAGCAGCTGTTTTAATTGCTACTGCTGTTTTGTATTGGGCTAAAACTGGTGCTGCTGGTACTGCACCTGCTGAAAGAACTGTTGTAGTTCCTGAAGTTACTGCGCTGATTGTGCAGTCACCGACACCAATATTTAAAATAGTTATTGCTGTTCCTACTGGAAATGCAACTGAAGCGTCTGTTGGAATTTTAAAAGCAATAGCTGTTGCTTTGTTCATTACCTCTAGCACTTGGTATTGATCTGCTAATACTGCGGTGTAGTCAGCTGTATTTGCTGTACCAACCGTAAATGAGGTTAAACCGTTAAACATGTTTGCGGTCAAAACGTCGCCGGTCGTTGCTGGAAATCCTGTTGCCATTTATTTTCTCCCTGTTAGTAGCTAAGTATATCGTCCCCAAGGACGCCGTACGTACTATCTCCGATAATAAAACCGTCGGAAATAGGTTCTAGAGTTGTGAAAGTTCCAAGCCAGCGGTTCGGGGTGATATCCCAAGCCACGCCTTGAATTTGTAAATTCTTAAAAATTGTTGAATTGTCGGGCTGAATATTGGTTATTGCAACGTTTGTAAAGTAGTCCATGTTTAAAATAGTCCCAGTTGGTACGTTGGAATCCAATAGGTCAATGGTCATTTCGTCTATACGAATCGTGGTTGTTGATCTAGTCCCAACATAAAGGGCGGCAATATTGGCACAATCAACGTCGGTTTCGGCTACTAAATCTGAATAGGTAATTGAGTGGGGGAAGTATGTGGCAATGCTGTCTAGGTCAACATGTGTTTGGGTAGTTCCACCAACCCTAGTTACGTTAGCTTGATTGACGATTAGCTTGTCATCAAAGGCAAATTTGAGGTTTTTATACGGTATACCGGTAGTTTGATTAAAGGCTATTGGTGTTGCCCCAGCCGAACTAATGGTGTTGGTACGGTTTTTAAATACAGCAATACCCTCGGCATTAAGATAGAAAGCACCTTGTTCAACAATCTCGCAGTTTTGAATAGCCGCTAATGAGGTGCGTCTAGTAGCTGGGTCAGCCTGAGTATTAGAGTTTCCAGTTTCAATTGATCTTAATGAAGTTGGGAAGTCTACGGTGTCCAAAATCTTGTCTATACGTGTGCCAGTATCTTGACCGGCAGCCTGTCCGTCAACCGTGCTTACAGCTGCTAAGTTAAATAATCTGAAAGCGTCGCTTGCTGTAATGTCAACGTAAGCTACGTTCTCAGCTGGGTCATAACTGTAAAAATAATCTGTTGTGTAACCGCTGAATAGGTAATAAATGACTCCACCGTAAGTAGCTGAAATTCTCAATTTTCTCAATGGAGTTATGTAACCATATAGAGGCGAGCTAGTATTTTGAGGGTTAAATTCTGAGTTAGGGTCAAAGATTCTTACGGTGCATGTTCCAGCTTCGTAAGTATCTCTTGTTACGTTTCTACCGCGCCTGATAGTTATTTGTCTTGCCTGATCTGTTAAGTCAACAATTAATGCAGGGGCAGCACTATCAGCAAGGATTCCAACGCCAAGCACGCCGCTAACAGGGTCGCCTATTGTAAAAGCGTTTCCAAAAGTTGCGCCCGACGAAAAGTTTAGACTTACGTTAAGTGTTGCTGGTAAAGCCATTAGTCGCCTCTAGTAGCTCTATTGGACATGGTAAACGAACCTGAAGCACTTGAATCCAACAAGCCCATGCGAATTGAGTCGGTTAAATCTCTGTTAGAAATAACATTGCCCGCCACATTTACTTCAATCTTTGTAGCACGTTCTCCAGCTCTAAAACTTTGCCAATCGGGTAGTTGAGAATTTAACATATTGGCTGTTGAACCCGCCCCAGTATCACGCTCTCCAGCTCTATAAGTAGCCCAATCTGAAGCAAAAGTTGTTGGTGCGCCAAGTCCGGTAGTAACCATAGGCGAGCTGCCAATAGGAGTATTGCCCCCAGTATTAACCGTGTTGACGACAACAGTCAGAACAGGTGCTTTTAATTTATTAAGTGCGTCTTGAATTAAAGAAATATCGCTGATTGCTTTATTTACATAGGAAGGATAATCTTTTAAAGGGTTTAAGGCAGGTGGTAAATTCTTAATAGCAACAGCAAGTCCAGTAGTTTGTAATTGAGAAAGTGCAAGTTGGTTGCTTAAACGATCTGCTTCAGTTGCATTTTCTTGAAGCAAAGCCATTTGTAAAGAAAGTCTTAGTTTTTCGTCCTCAGTTAATCTACCTTGCAATGCAGCAATAATTTGAATCTGATCTATGTCAAAAAGCGTTTGGGCTTTCTTAAGTTTAGCTTGATCTTTAAGTGCCTTTGTTTGAGCATTTGTAGCTTTTAATTGGGCAAGTGCGGCAGCCTTGGCTTCCTTGGCAGCTCTAGCAGCTGCACCCTCGGC